ATAATAATTTTGGCCTGGGGGGTCTGGTCGGACGATCCGGCCGCTATGGAGAAAATAAAAATTTTCTTCGAGCATTTTCAGGCGCTTCCCTCATGGTTTACAAATTTATGGATTTTAGTTTGCGCCAGCATTTTTGGTATAAAGGGCACTCAAATATTTAGGGGTGGTAAAAAATAATGGTAGATAAACCTAAAATAATTGAAATTGATCCTGTTAAAGAGGATTTTGAAAAAGCAAAAACCAAAATGAAAAAACTCCTGAAGCAGTATAAAAACAAAGCTCTTGATATGGATGCTGTAAAAAAATCTTATAAAATTTGGACTAAATAATGCCATTTAAATCAGAGAAACAACGAAGATATCTCTGGAAAAATCATCCAAAAATTGCTAAAGATTGGACTGAAACCTATGGGAGTAAGCCAGTAGGAAAGAAAAAAAAGAAGAAAAAGAAGAAAAAATAATGGAAAATGAATTTGTAGTTATACATAAATTACAGCGAGCTATAAGACAAAGGCTTACAGGATTATCTTTAAATGTTACATCCGGAGCTGTTGACAACTTTGATAAATATAAGTATATTACTGGACAGATAGCAGCATTTGAAGCTGTATTACAGGAAATCTCTAACCTGCTAAAACTGAAGGAGCAAGAGAACGATGACGGAAAAGTTATTAGAATCGACAAAGACAGACCTACCAAAAATTAAATTAGCTTTAGAATCTGATTTAAAAAAAGCGGCAGAAGAAGCTGAAGCTAAACGTAATGTTCCACCGGCAGAATCAAGTTTACCCAACCCTACGGGATGGAGAATCATGGTTCTACCTTTTCAACCAAAAGTAAAAACTAAAGGTGGGATTTTATTAGCGGAAGCGGCTTTAGAACGACAACAAATCGGAACGGTTTGTGGTTTAGTTTTAGGAATGGGTCCAGATTGTTATCGTGATAAAAACCGATATCCAGAAGGATCGTGGTGCAAGAAAGGTGAATGGGTAGTCTTCGCTCGATATGCTGGTTCACGTTTAAAAATAGAGGGTGGTGAAATAAGAATCTTGAACGAAGATGAGATTCTTGCAACAATCAAAGATCCCGAAATGATCTTGCATGAATATTAAACATAGGAAGGAACTATGCCAGAAGAAGTAAAACCAAGCGAAAAACTAGTTGATATTGACACAAGTGGTCAAGGTGCTGATATTGACATTAAGGAGGAGAAGAAAGATGAAGATATTGAAATCGATACTCAGCCCACTGACACACCTGAGAAATCTGACGAGTCTGTGGATGTTCGAGATAGCAAGGACGATAAAGAGCCGAGTGAAACGAAACAAGACGAAAAATTAGAGGAATACAGTGAAGGAGTTAAAAAAAGAATTTCTAAACTGACAAGAAAGTGGAGAGAGGCAGAACGACAGAAAGATGCTGCTATAGACTACGCTAGAGGTATAGAAACCAAAAGAAAGAGTTGGGAATCTAGATATAAACATTTAGATTCAGCTTATCTTAAAGACTCCGAAACAAGAGTTAAAAGTCAATTAGATGCTGTTAAAGCTAAATTGGCTGCGGCTATTGAAGGAGGAGATACAGCGAAACAAGTAGAAGCTCAGACTGAATTGAGCACATTAACTACTGATGCCAACAGGATCGCTTCTGAAAAATCTCGAAGAGAAACTTATGAGAGGGAAACCCCTGAAGCTCCTCAATACCGGGAAGGAATGGCACGACCAACGCCTCAATCCTTACCTCAGGTAGACGAGAAAGCTGAAACATGGGCAGATAAAAATAAGTGGTTTGGTAAAGATAAACCAATGACTTATACTGCTTTTGAACACCATAAGGATCTGGTTGAGTCTGAAGGAATGGATCCAACATCAAATGAATATTATGCGGAAATTGATAAGCGAATGAAGCTTGACTTTCCACATAAATTTGATACAACTGAAAAAACGACCAAGACCTTTCAGAAGGTTGCTTCGGTAACACGAGGTGTGAAACCTGGTCGCAAAACTGTGAAACTCACTTCTTCACAGGTGCAAATTGCAAAAAAATTAGGAGTGCCACTCGAAGAATATGCGAAACAAGTATTAAACACGGAAGGAGCATAAGCATATGGAAAATAATAATAAAGTTACTTCTCGTGCGAGTTCAACACGGTCTAAAACTGAAAGACCAAAAGTGTGGACTCCACCATCATCTTTAGATGCACCAAAAGCGCCTGACGGCTTTAGGCACAGATGGATAAGAGCTGAAACTATGGGTTTTGATGACACGAAAAATGTCCAAGGAAGACTCAGAGGGGGATACGAATTAGTGAGAGCTGATGAATATCCAAATCAGGATTATCCAGTGAATAAAGACGGCAAGTACGCCGGGGTGATCGGAGTTGGTGGCCTAGTGCTGGCTAGAGTACCGGAAGAGATCGCAAAGTCGCGCGAAGAGTATTTTGATCAACAAACAAAAGACGCGGATCAAGCTTTACAACACGATTTGAATAAGGAACAGCACCCAAGTATGCCAATCAATCAAGAGAGGCAGACTCGTGTAACCTTCGGTGGTACAAAGAAGGACGAATAATAGTCTTTCTCGGGATAACAACCAATTCCCTATCATCGATTTAAATTAACCGTGGATAGTTAACGCTATTCACACAAGGAGTAATACTATGGCAAATATAGACGCACCGTTCGGTTTTAGACAGGTGGGTGGATTAGGTAGTAGACCAACTTCTAACGGTACTTCACAGTATAAAATAAACAACGGACAAACCGGTGCTATTTATGCTGGTGACGTCGTTGCATTAGGAGCAGTAGGCTCCGACCAAGCAGGTGGAGCAATTCCAGCTGGATATGTCGGTTCTTCTGAAACTGATACAACACGTAATGTAGGTATCTTTAATGGTTGTCTTTACCAAGACCCAACTACTAACAAACCAACGTTTCAAAACTATTGGCCGGGTGATGTAACTGTCACTACGGGCGATATTGATGCATTTGTTTACGACAATCCTTCTGACTTATTCGAAGTTCAGACGGCTGGAACTCACACTCAAGCAGTTGTGGGACAGGCGTGTGATATGGTTTATACAGCAGGAACAGCCGTGACAAATGGTAGATCTAAAGAGGAACTTTTAGGTACAGCTAGTGGTAATGCAATGTTCGCAGTTCTTAGATTGAGTGAAGACCCATCTAATAGCGACGTTTCAACAGCCAATTCTAACTGGATTGTGAAGTTCAACACTGGTCAACACGTATACTTACTCGGAATCTAATAAGGAGATAAATTATGGCAATATCACGACAGCAGCTTATAAAAGAGCTAGAGCCAGGTTTAAACGCCTTGTTCGGGTTAGAGTATAAGCAATACGCAGACGAAACCAAAGATATCTACGCTACTGAATCATCTGACAGAGCTTTCGAAGAGGAAGTAATGTTATCTGGTTTTGGTGACGCAGCAGTTAAACCTGAAGGTCAAGGTGTAAGCTTTGATACAGCTCAGGAAACTTTCACTGCAAGATATACGATGGAAACAATTGCACTTGCTTTTGCAATCACAGAAGAAGCAATAGAGGACAACCTTTATGACAGACTTTCTTCTAGATACACAAAAGCTTTAGCAAGATCTATGGCGAGCACTAAGAATACTAAAGGCGCAAACATACTAGCAAATGCGTTCACAGCTGGAACTTTCGGCGATGGACAATTTTTGTGTGTAAGTACGCACCCTACGTTATCTGGTAATCAAAGTAACTTGTTATCAACGGCAGCTGACTTAAACGAAACTTCTTTAGAAGCGATGCTAATTCAAATAGCTCAAACTAAAGATGAAAGAGGTTTAAAAGTTGCAGCAAAAGCTAGAAGATTAATTCTTCCAGTTAACTTGCAATTCGTTGCAGAGCGATTGATGAAATCTCAAGGTAGAGTTGGTACAGCCGATAATGACATTAATGCAATTAAACACATGGGAGCAGTCCCAGAAGGTTATTTCATTAACCATTATTTAGCTGATACTGATGCTTGGTTCACTATCACTGACGTGCCTAACGGAATGAAACATTTCGATAGAGCACCATTGAAAACTTCAATGGAAGGTGATTTTGATACAGGTAACGTTCGATACAAAGCTCGAGAGAGATATGCATTCGGATGTTCAGACTGGAGAGGAATCTTCGGTACACCTGGAGCGTAATCTAAACATTTAAATGTGGCGGGACATTGTTTCGCCACATTTAGTAAATAGAAAGAAGAAATGAAAAAATTCCTCATAAATCTTTGGGCTTATAATTATCACGCTAAATTTGAAGTTTCAGCGGAAGATAATGCTCTTTCCATTGAAAAAGCTATCCTTGACAAAATTGGAGAAAAGAGTATAAAATGGGAATATATGGGCGATATGTATAATGCCCATACTAAAAGAATAACCTATGAGGAGGTTATAGATGACACAAGAACTATACAATACAAAACGGTCCTTGGAGTTAGAATGGCAACAGGAGCACCTGAAGGAGGGCAAGTATAATATTAACATGTCCTATATTG